AGCCCAGTCATCGATTTCGTAGGAATAAAAACTCCAGGTGGTATTGCCGTTGTTGTCGTTAAATTCTACATACCCGTCATACGGATAGCCTTTGAGAAGATTCAGCTTAAAAACGTAATAGCCGAGTTTATTCTTTTTGAGCTTGATCCCAGGCCACTCATAATTGGTGTAATAAGCCACCCAGATATAGGCATAAAGCTCATCCCAGCCTTCCGGATCAATCCATACCTCATCACCGCCAATACCGGGTTCTACGTCAAGGCGGCACTGCACCGACCATAATGGTCCATCAGAATTCACGCAGTTAAGTGCGGTGGAAAGTTCGCCCTTCTGTATGCGGCAGAGAGATTCTGTACCGCCGTACTCGTTAAGAAGCTGCATGTAGAACCAGTCCTGACCGTAGCAGATGTCATTGCGGTACCATGCCATGAATTCCTGATATTGACTCTGGGTAAACATGAAGGTAACTGAAAGCTCATGCGGAGTTCCGGTGTTAACCAGTCTCTGCCTTACATGACCATCAGCCATCTGGGTTCTGATGATGTTGGGTTTTATTTTGTAGCTGTAGCCTCTCTGCTGTGGAGGAGGCAGAGAGGAAGGATAATAGTTCATGAATTAACTCCCCATACGGTTGAGGTTGAAGGTATTCTGAATCGCCATGCTCATTGAACCGCCATGTCTGATGTCGGAAACAAAGATGTCTACGATTCGGGTTTCGTCGTCATCACGGGTTTCAACGGTTCCTGCTTTCTCTGTGCTCTCGTAAAGGTTGACCACAACAGGAGAGCCTGAGCCATTCCCGCTAACGGCAGAACGGGCAAGCTCCGCAGTTTCCTTTCGTGAGGTGATGGACATCGGTCCCTGCACCAGCTCCGGTCCGTATTCACCCACGATACCCCATTCGCCAGCTTTGAGCTGTCCGCCTTTATCATGCATAGACACAGAGGTAAGCTGGGAAATAGCTGATGTGGTGGTAGCCATGGCTGAGGCATAATTGGCAAGCTTCTGTGGCCAGGTAACCGCTGACGGATCATTCAAAGCTGCAATCCATGCCTTCACCGCGTCCATGGTGGCACTGGCTACTGCGAAACTTTTCTGAACTGCAAACAAAGCCCGATAGGCACCGGAGGATTCATCCATGCTGTCGGTAAGACTTGCAAAGGCATCGGAGATATCCAGAGTGGCATCAGCTATTTTCTCGTAGGGCTCGGTCATTTTCTTAAGCTCATCAGCCTGTTTTCGCTGCTTTGCTGTGGTGCTGTCGGAGGTATATTTATCCATGAGCTGAGTGCGACTCTGCAGATACGCCTCCTCGGAAATAAGCTGGTCGTTGTGGAACTGCTCTAAGAGCTCCAGCTTTCTGCCATAACCTTCCTGAAGACGCAGGATTTCTTCCTCTTCGGGATTAAGTGAACGCAGAAAGTCCTGTGCCTCTTTCTCGATTTCTGCCCTCTGAGTCTGATAGTCCTGCTCGATGATGAGGAGAGCATTGTTTTTCTCGATTTCAGAGATTTGAGCATTCTCAGCAATGACGGCATTAAGCTCCTGAAGCTTTTTGATGTGTTCATGCTCAAGCCTTTCGAGGTCGCTCTTTGACTTCATATCGAGTTCAAGGATTTGCTCATAATAAGGCGTCCAGGTATCACGGGCTTCAGCAGATTTTGAGAGTCCGCCGCCGGAGCTTTTACCTTTACCGGAGTCCTTATTTGCGCCAATCTTTAAGCCTTCATCAGACTGAGTACCTTCACCCACAGGTTTATTCTGGTACTTTTCAGCAATGCGTTTACGTTCAGCGGCAATACGGTTCTGAGATTCGGTGATGTCCTTTTCGATTCCGGCAATGGTGGCCTTGTAGATTTTTGCAGTTTCCTCTGCCTCTCTTTTGGTTCGCTCCCGGGCAAAATCGAAGCCTTCCGAGAAGGTTCCTCCGGAAAGAGAAGTTCCGATACCTTCACCAATGGCATTGAGGTAGCCGACAGTGTTATCCCACAGTTCTCCGACTTTCTGACTAAGCTCAAGAAGACCAATCTGAGCAAACTGAAAAAAGTTTGAAAAGAAGAGCTTCCAGCTCCCGGTACCGTCCTTCATCTCAACACCGATAAGCTCAAGGGTGTCGCTGAAAAAGTCCTTCACACCTTCCCATGCGGTGCGTATTCCCTCAAAGGTCTCACGTACCGTTTTGGCAAGGTTATGAAACCATTCAATTACTGCGGGATCATCAAGCCACTCTGAAATTCCGTTCAGAGTATTGGCAAGAAAGTCATTACCCATGATAATGAGTTCTCCGAAACCGCCGTTTGACTGCATGAGTCTGGTGCAGAAAGTACCCCAGGCATTATCCAGCCTCCCAGTGGCGGCAGATACAGTATTGAGCTTGGCTTCCAGCACACCGTCAAAGTTGTTCTTTGCCAAATCAGAGAGATAGGAATCCAGGGCCTTGCTGTTCTTTTCAATCTCTGTGGTTGAGCCTTTATAGGTAAGAGAGATGGTGTCTCCGTTGTCCTTGGCGGTAATGCCGAACTGCCTTAGTGCCTTGGTAGAGCCCTGGGAGAAGGCAATAACCGCATCAGTCAGAGTGTTGATGTCTCTACCGGTGCCATGAGCAATGGTGGCATAGGTCTTAAGCTGCTCGTTTGAGTTGGTAAGTCCATTGTTGCCGAGATCCACAAAGGCTTTAGCCAATTTATCAGTTGAGGTAGCTGTCTCGTCCTCCAAACCGTTAAGGCTCCAGAAGGTTTTCTGGGCTGTTTCCAAATCACCCACAAGAGGTGTAAGTCTTGCCGACATGTCCTCGTAAACCCGTGAGGCTTCAAGTCCGGTGGAGATTATGCTCTTAAAACCGTCCACGATTTCCGATGCAAACTTGATGGCAAAGCCCGTCATCAGCATCTTCCAGCCGGATGCGTTTTTCTGCAGAACCCCGGTCTGACTGTCCACTGCTTTGGTGACCTTCTTGATTTCAGCTTCCTGCTCCTGCATGATTTTCTTCTGCTCTGCAAGAGTGGTGTTGGCATCCTTCTGCTGAGAGTTCTGGGTTTCAAGAGCCTTACTGATTTCCCTGGTTACCTTGCTTTGCTGTGTTCCGAGGTCGGTAACGGTTTTGGTCTGCTCGTTGATGGAGTCGGTTACGGTCTTAATGCTCTCATCAAGTCCGTGAATGGCGGCATTGGTAGCCTCTGCCTGTTTTGAGGAGGCATCAAGGTTTGCGCCCATAGCCGCAGCAGAGGAGGAAACAGCGTCCTTCATGGCCGTCATCTCTTCGGCAATTTTGGAGAGTGAATCTGTCAGAGCAGACGTATCGGCAGAAAGCCTGATGGTGCTGTCGTTCATTTTGATCTCCTTAAAAACGAAAAAAGGATCTCGAGTTATCGAGATCCTTCATTGGTTATATTTGAAATGTATAGGGTTAGTACCCCTGCTCATTTAACTTGCGATAGTTATCGCAACCTTCCTGATTGCCTAAATCACAGGCTTTTCCGTAGTACTCTTTTGCCGTATTTTTATTCTGTCGTACACCGAGCCCATTATTATATAAAACACCTAAGTTATTACACCCGTTGCTGTGTTTAAGATTGCAGGCTTTTTCGAAATAGGTTTTGGCTTGCTGATATTCTCTCTCTGAATTATAAAGGTTACCTAAGTTACTACATGCAAGCTTATTTTCAGCATCACAAGACTGTTTATAATAATACTTAGCTTGAGAAAGATTTATTTCGCCGATTACTCCTTTTTCGTATAAATACCCTAAATTATTGCATGATTCATACTTTCTAGCACCTTTATCGCATGAAAAATGATAGTATTTTTGTGCTTTTTGATAATCCTTTTTTACACCGTTACCATATAGATAAAAAGAGCCTAATTCCTCACAACCGTAAGCGGCATTAATATTGCAGGCTATTTCATAAAATTTAACCGCCTTATCATAATCTTGTTTTACACCTACTCCGTGTCTTGAATAAAGGCTGTCGTTTAACCACTTTTCCGCATCGGAATATAAATAAGCAAGGGATGCACATCCATTAGCATCTTCTAAAGCACATGATTTTTCGAATAATTTTATTCCCTTGTCGTAATCCGGCTTATTTAACTCTCCAAAATAATATAATGATGCCAAACCCCGGCAGCCTTCACCGCTATTTAAATTACAAGCCTTTTCAAAATAATCGGCTACCTTATATTTGTGTTCTAAGCCATAATCAAAATTATGGATGTGCATACTTTTAAATGATTCGCCAAGCATATAACACCCTCTTGCGAGATCCAGTTTACATGCTTTTTCGTAATATTTAATTGCTTTATCATAATCATTGTTTCTTAAGTAGCTTAAGCCAGCTATGTCACAGCCATTGCTATCATTTAAGTTGCAAGCTATTGTTAAGTATTTTATCGCGAGATTATAATCTTTTTTATTAAAATATAAATTCGCACCATGAGATTCGCAGTAATCTACATATTTGCTATCTGAATTGATGTTAGTACATAGTTTATTATAATAGTATTCTGACTTCTGAAAATCTGGTTTTGCTACAATATGTCTATAATCTTTGTTTTCGTCACCGTAGTATATTTCACCCAAGAGGTTACATGCATCCATTACGTTTATGCTGCACATTTTTTCTAAGAAATTCACAACATATTCAGGATCTAAATATAGTTGTTTATCCGTTTCATCATGATATCCCCACGTTAAACATTTGCAACGACCTAATCGACACGCCTTTTCACAATAACCTTTTGCTTGTTTAAGATCTAATTTAAATTTAAATAATTCTGGTAAAAAAATTCGTGGCGTATGAAAAAAAAAGAAATAGAGCGATTCACAACCGTAGCTACTGTTTAATCTACATGATTTTTCAAATGATTCTTTAGACAGTAACTTACCTTGTTTACTCCTGCTATATAGTAGCCAACCAAGATAACCGCAACTTAATGCATCATTTTGATTGCATGCGGTTTGACAAAAAACTTGAGTTTTATCAGAAGGCTCATGTTTATCCATATCGTGGTAACATTCGTCTATCGCACCCGCATAAACCACCCCAGAAAACAAAACGGGAATAAGCATTAAATATTTGATTTTCATACGATTTCATAACCATTTTTGCCAGAATCTCTACAATTTTAATCTCTGCGAATTATCATTTGGCATGCAAAAGTGACAATTTGCTAGCTACTTCATCATTCTCTTAAACTTCTCGATCTCGCCGGCACAATCGCATTCAGTCATACCGCTTTGGTACCTTTCATGAGGATGCGCTTCATAGTATTCCTCCTGAAAAACCACCGACCAGTAGTTGAACTCGGTGGTGGGGTACTCAAGAACTTCTGAGATCGGTCGGTGAAGCTCCCGGGCAATTCTCACCGCCAGTCTGAATACGAAACTGCCCCGGATTAGTTTTTTAGGTGTGCCTCACCTGTGATATTGAGAGCCGAGAAGGCATTAACGAGCTGTAGCAGTACCTTATTCGGCACTGATTCCATAAAGGCATCAAACTCTTCCGGCTTTTCGGTAAGTTTCCCGTCAGCATCACAGAGGGATGCATGCATCATCTTAAGCACTCGAAGCTGTAAATCCTTCTCGCCTTCAAAATCCAAACGAGCCTTGCCGGATAACTCACGAAGATAGAAATCCACTCCGTCAACGGTCACCTTGCTGACTTTGAATTTCAGCCCCTTGATTTGATCTAAATAAGACATGGTTATTCTCCTTCCTGTTCAGCCACATCGGCATTCGACCAGGCAACATCAGATGCCTGTCTGCCGGACACCTTAAGCTGCATAAAACCGTCTGCAGAGCCGGACAGAATCTGATAGCCGAGAAGTTTCAAATCATAGGTGGCTCTGGTGCCGTTCGGCCACTGATGACGAATACGGACAGTCTGCTGTACCTCGGCGGCAGTAATGAGAGCCTGCTGGTCAGCGTCATCATCGTAGTAGTAGATGGTGAGTTCCTTTTCAGCTGAATCCTTAAGACCGCCGCAGTAAACCTTTCTGTCATCATCGATGGTGGTGCATTCCACGGATTCGGCAATGTCACCGATATCCCCAAGCTCCTGCGCACCTTTAAGCGGCAGCCAGGTAACTCCATCATCTGTTGAGAACTGGGAATGAGTACCCCCGAGAAGTACCGGCTCCTTTGCCTTGTAATCGTAAAGCTGTGTATGTTTAGCCATTTCTGTTTTCTCCTATTTCAATAAATCGGCCATAGAGGTTTCAACCTGCTGAACCACAATGGCCACTGCGTTTTGATCTACTCTGCGTTGAATCGCTTCAATAAAATGACGGGCGGTTATGCCCTTAA